GATTATATTATTGAATACTATAGAAAAATCATTGAAGATATTGAAAATAAAGATTATGAATTTGATGATAATAATACAAATATTAGTGATGGAGAAAGTTATACATCAGATATTGATGATTATATGTGTGACGACTATAATGATGATTATTATGAAGAAGATGAATTTTATGGCGAAGAAGAATTTTATTAAATATTTAAAAAAATGATTAATATATATAATTATCTATTTTTTTAATTATGTCAGTCAATACTAATAAAATAAGAGATGATTACAAAAGTTTAATTCAAAAAAAATTAAAATTAAGTCAAATAGAATTGGATGATTTAGAAATTGGCGTATTCAATTATTCATTAGATTATGCAATTTTAAATAAAATACAATTATCATGGTTATGTCCGCAATTTGTGGAAATATATAGTAATATAGCTAGATGTGTATATAGTAATTTAGTAAGTAACACATATATAAATAATAAAAAATTATTTGCAAGATTAAAAAAAAAAGAATTTATGCCACATGAATTAGCATATATGAAACGAGAAGACTTATTCCCAGAAAAATGGCATTTAATTATAGAAAAAGAGAAATTAAAATTAAAAGAAGCATATGAAATAAAACAAGTTTCAATGACAGATTTAATTAAGTGTGGTAAATGCAAAAATAATAAAGTATCATATCAAGAATTACAAACACGTTCGGGTGATGAATCGATGACTATATTCTTTACTTGTATTGTATGTGGACATAAATGGAAAACATAATTTATTACTTAAGATTTAATACTAAAATATAATATATGTAATTAATTTTTATGAAAAAAGAAGTTAAAAATCACTATACTAATATTAATAAAATATATAATTATATTTTAACACATAATTTTACAAATATTAGTTTGTTTTATAATTGTATGATTGATTTGATAATACTACTTAAAAATACTTTATATGAAATAAGTAATATATATAGTAAATATATATTATTTCCGGAAATAGATAAAATTTATAATTTATAATCTACTAAATCACCTGGTATATTACTTGGAATTGATTTCAAATTAATTTTTAATATATTATTTATTTTTTTTAAGATTTTATTATTATCATCACATCTATTATACTTGCCTGTTTTACTTGTTCTTAAATAACATACACAATGTTTATTATATAAAATATATAACTTTAGTTTTTCAAAATCATTACTTGATAATTTATAATCATTTTGATTTACATTTTCAGTATTAATAATATGAAAATCCAATTTCAAACCTTCACTAGTATCTTTATAACCATTTATAGTTATTTCATTATTATGAACTTTTAAATGACATTTTTTACATAAAATAACCAAATTATGTTGGATATTTTTATGATAATTTTTGAAAAATCCATTAATATCAGCATCACATTGAAAATTTATATGATGTGTATCATTACTTTCATTATTACAAATTGCACATTTTTCAATATTTACATTTTTATTATAATGTGATTTATCCAATCCTATAATAAAATTATCAATACCTTGTAATTCTTTTCTAATTTTTTCTGCATTTTTCATAAAATCTATTGGCATGTCTAGTGCTTTACATACTTCTATTCCGTACACACTTGAACCAGAACCTTTTTTTAACTTTCTTTCATAAAATATAATATCATTAATAACAGATATATGTAAATGAAATACATCAAGTTTATTAGTATTTATGTAATCTTTTAATAAATTTATTTTCGTAAGTTCGTGTAAATGTGTTGCTAATATAAAACTACTTGATTTTGATAATAAGTTATCAATTGCCGAAGCAACTATTGCGATTCCTGAAGTAGATTCAGTACCATTACATATTTCATCACCTAATATTAAACTATAATTATTAGATCTTTTTAATATATTTCTAAGTTCAATCATTTCAACTGTAAAACTGCTTAAACCTTTATAAATATTATCACTTCCAAAAATTCTTGTAAATATATGATGATAAGGTTCATATAAAAATTCTTCTGAAGATACATACATACCACTTTGTGCCATTATAATATTTAATCCAATTGCCTTCATTAATGAACTTTTTCCTGAAGAATTAACACCATATAATAGAATCCCTTTTTCACTTAATTCAATATCATTACCTATATATTCTTTGTTTTTATTTATTCTTTCAATAATTGGATGTCTAATAGATTTAGCATTTATAAAACCTGAATTTTTATCTGTAAAAGTAGGTCTATAATATCTATATTCATATGAATTACTTGCATTACAACATGTTATATCAATATCTGCAATAATATTAATAATATCATCAAAAATATTGTTAAATTTTTGTATAAAACTAGACATAAAATCTTTATAATAATTTAAGCATAATTGTGATAATTCAGTTATTGTATCATTTAATTTTTTAGAATAATTATTTAAATCACTAGTATTGATTTTAATATAACCTTGTTGTTGTGATATAATATTAATTTCATTTTTATAATAAGTGGATTGTAAATTTTGAAATCGTTTTTTTGTAATTTGAATATGATATCCTTCTCTATCAGTATATTCTAATTTACAAAAAGTATCTATATTATTATTTTTTCCAGTTTTAATAATATCAGTAACAATATCATTTATTTTTATCATTAAATTACTTTGTAATTCATCTAATTCATCTACTGTTTTATATAAACCTTTTTTAAAAATAGAACCTTTGATTTCGAAAATATTATATTTACACGCTGAATCAATATCAATTATACTATTATAATAATTTATTATTTCATTAATTTTAGAAATATCATTATTATATTCTAAAATTTCAAAAATATCTTTAGCATTTTGTAAAGATATATCAAATCCTGATAATTCATGTGGATTTAATTTAAGTAATGTAATTTTCCTTTTTATTCTTTCTAAATCTAATATTTTACTTAATTTTTTAGAAATTTTTTTAAATAAATTATCATTCATAAATAATTCAATTTTATCATATCTATTATTTAATTCTTTTTTACAAATTATTGGATTTAATAATCTATCTTTAAATAATCTAGAACCAAATGAAGTATTGCATCTATTTAAAATATCAAGAAGTGGTTTGTCGTTAGTATTCAAACTTATAATATTTAATTGTAAAGTACTATCATATTCCAAATTCAAATATTTATTAATTTCAAGAATTTCAGGTCTACAAATGTCTTGTAATATATCAGAATTATGGTCATAAGCAAATTGTAATAAATAACAAAATGATATTCTAGCAAAATTTAAAAATTCTAAATTTAATAAATCAATTATTGAAAGTTGTGTTTTTATACTTTTATAAACTTTCTTTAATATTTTTTCTTGATATTTAATATCTTGCATAATATCTATATATTCATATTTATTCCATAATTTGTGAATTAATATACTATTTAAATTTAAATTTAATAATATTTCTTCCTTATCTTTTTCATTTAAACTATTATCACATAAAAAAACAATTTCACATGGATTATAATTAATGATTAATCTAAATACTTCATTATTAACTAAATCAATATCATCTTTATTTGAACCAATTTCATAAACATAACACTTTCCCGTACTTATATCAATAAAAGAAATACCAATAACTAATAAATTATTTATTTTTTCATAATATATTGACATAAGATAGTTAGTTTTTTTTGTATTACAATTCATATTCATTCCAGGACTCATTATTTCTGTTACTTTTCTATCTGGATTAGGCGGTTCTGTTACTTGTTCTATCATTACAATAGTGTAATTATTTTGTAGTAATATATTTTGATATTTTGTAATTGTATAAAGTGGAAACCCTGCCATCAAAGGATTATGAGTATTAACTTCAACAACAGATTTATTTTTTTTTGATATTGTAATATTACATATATCAGCAACTTTATAGATTTCACTATCTGTTTCATCTGTTATTGAATATAATTCAAAAAATGAACCTACTTGCATTAAAACAATTGTTTTCTCTCCATATTTCTTTTTATATTCTTTTGTATAAAAAATATAATCGTCTATTATCATTATGATATTAATATTATATATAATTAAATTCTTATATATTCATATTCTATAAAATTAAAAAATTGATAAAATTTTAAATATTTTATAAAATACGAGATATGGATTTAAATATTGCAGAGTTTTTTATCGATGAATCAAAAAATTTTTTAGGAGGTGTTGTAAATAAAATTGGTTCAATAAAATTTAATAATATGTACTATAGATATTTAGATTATTATGAATTAAATCAATCTATTTGTAGATTCAAAACAGTTAATTATATTGCAATTATAATACCTATGTTAATATGTTTGATGTTTTATTTTACAACAATTATATTTATTACAAAAAGTGTGTTAAATTTTTATTTGCAAAAAAAAAAAAAAAATAGTAATAAATAACAAAAGAAAATTTTATAATTATGATACTATAGATGATAGAAAAAATAAAATGCATAAAAAAAATTTCAACAATTTAAACAACAAATTGTATCCCTGAAAAAATTCACCAAATATTTAACTACTAAGGAAATACAATATAACAGCGATTCAACTAAACAATAATTATATCAATTGTTTAGAATCTTGACAGATTGTCTTCTAAATTATATTGCACTTTTATTCTTTTTGTATAACATTGGATTTTTTTCACCCAATATTGCAGGGTAATTTAATATTAGAAATACAGTATCATTTTTTTTATATTTATATAGTTTTTTTATACATTTTTATAATAAATAATATAGTAATTTACTAGAAATGACTGAATATAAATTAGTAAAACAGAAGGTTATTTTAGGAAAAAAGAGAAACATTTACAAAAAAAAAGGAAGTAATAAAGAATATCTAAAATATAAATGTAAAATGATGAATGTTGTAAAATATAAAAAATGAAAAGTAAAAAAATACCAAAAAAAAGAAAATTATCAAGAAAAACAAAAAAAAGGAGGTGGTTCCAGAAGTAATAAGAAAATTTTATAGTTACACTTACCCCCAAAAAGCGCATATATTATTAAGAGGAATTAAAGATAGTCAAAATAAAAAATATACATGGGAACAGCGAGTTCACCGTGAGAATGAGGCATTAATCCCATTAGAGAGAGGTCACGTAGAATTAATTAAGACACATATCCCTGATACCAAAGTCGAGAATATGGTCCTCCGTTATGGGGAGAATATATAAAGATTAATATTAATTTAACAGATATGCCTAAAAGCGGTGATTCTGTCGAAGACTACAAACCACTAGAAAGAACATTCCGACGATTCTGGCGTGGTGATATTGTAAAACCAGTTTCCCCAACCCCAGTACAAACAGTTTCCCCAACCCTCGTAAAAAAAATTAGTTCTACAGAACATATGCAACAAGGAACGCCTGTATTAAAAGTTCCCAATGAACCAGGCAAGTATATAGATGATAATAATAGATGCACTGGGGATAAGAATGTGAGCGTACCTTTTTGTAAAGTATATAATCATAAGACCTGGATGCCTTATTACTTTCCTGATCAGAAGTGTGATAATGAAGCTAATAAGTGTGTACTAAATGTCGGAGCAACCGAAGCCTTTAATCAAGTTCTCTCAAGATCCCAACATTAGATCAGTTAAAATCAGTGGTCCATCGGCACGAGATGTTGCGTACGCCGCTGCTAAAAAACACTCCATGGATAGTAGAATAGGCGGTAAGAAAAGAAAGGTTAAGAAATCAGTAAAAACTAAAAAATTTAAATAAATACCATAACATTATAAAATTCTTCACTTGAAATAGTTTCTTTTTTAATTAGTAATTTTGCAACATTTCTAATATTGTCAACATTATTTTCAAGAATTTTTTTTACCTGTTTATAACTTTTATTAACAATTTTAAGTATTTCTTTATCAATTTTATTTTGTAATGATTTTGATATTTCATTTTCATTAATACCAAAAGTACCAATTTCTTTAGACATTCCATAATCAACTATCATACTTCTTGCAATTGATGAAACTCTTTCTAAATCATTGCTTGCACCAGTAGTAACTTCATCATCCCCAAATATAATTTCTTCTGCAACTCGTCCACCTAAAGCAACCTGAATAAGTGATTCTAAATATTCTCTAGTTAATAATCCAGATGAAATTCTATCTTCATCAGGAGTAAAAATTGTTAATCCTCCAGCATTACCTCTTGGTGCAATTGAAATTCTTGATACTTTATCATAATTATTTTTATATGTTGCTATAATTGCATGACCAGCTTCGTGAACAGCAATAATTTCTTTCATTTTTAGAGAATAATTATTATTTTTCTTTTCTGCTCCTAGGGTAATTCTATCTAATGCCGCTATAATATCATAATTAGTAATAATTGTTGCATTATTTCTTACTGTAAATATAGCTGCCTCATTCATTAAATTTTCAAGAGAGGCACCAGAAAAATTTGGTGTACTTCTAGCAATTTCTTGAAGATTTACATTTTTTGCAAGTGGTTTATTTTTAGCATATAATTTTAAAATTTCTAATCTTCCTTGATAATCGGGATTATCAATATATACTCTTCTATCAAATCTACCAGGTCTTAATAAAGCGCTATCTAATATATCTGCTCTGTTTGTTGCTGCAATAACAATTACACCAGTATTACCTTGAAAACCATCCATTTCAGCAAGTAACTGATTTAGAGTTTGTTCTCTTTCATCATTTCCCATACCACTACTTCTTTGTCTTCCAATAGCATCAATCTCGTCAATAAAAATAATACATGGATTATTTTCTTTGGCATTTTTGAATAATTCTCTAACTCTAGAAGCACCTGTTCCAACAAATAATTCAATAAATTCTGAACCAGATACAGAGAAAAATGGAACACCTGATTCTCCAGCAACAGCTCTTGCAAGTAAAGTTTTTCCAGTTCCTGGGGGTCCTTCTAAAATAATTCCTCTTGGAATTTGTGCACCTAATTTAGTAAATCTTTCCTCGTCCTTCAAAAATTGAACAACTTCTTCAAGTTCTAATTTTGCATTATCAATTCCTACAACATCATCAAATGTGACATCTATATTTTTTATCATTTTAAGATTTTCATTCATCATCATATTATTTCCAAATCCTGGATTATTGGTTGTAAATAATCTTAATACTTGAATAATTACTAAAAAAATAGTTAAATATAAAATAAGTCCTTCAAATGCTTTTGCATATTTAATTGCATTTCTATTTTGTACTTCAATAATTACATTATTATCTAGTAATGTATCCATTAAATTATTATCATTTGGTAATAAATCTATTTTCAATATTTTTTCTTTATCATTTAATATTAATATTTTTTTTCCATCATCCATAAAAAGTGTTTTCTTTATATTACCATTTTCGACTTCTTTAATAAATTCAGTATATCTTATATTTTCAAATTCTTGTTTTTTAAAAAACTTATCTATATAAGGACTTGCATTCTCAAACAGACATAATGGTTTCATATTTAATTTTCTAAGATAAATTGTATTCGAAAAACAATTTACATTATTCAAATATAAAATTATTAATAATATATATTTATTCATTTTATATTATATTAATTTATTTAAATTTATATATTTTTTCAAATATCTATTTTACGATTATATCTATAATACTCTTTGTCTGTTGCTATTTCATATTGGGTGTTATTATATATTTTATTTGTTGAATTATTTGGAAGTTTTTTTAATATATTCATTTTATCAAATAATAAATGAAACAATGTTTTATCAAATTCTTGAATCTTAGGATTTGGAAATAATGTTTGTATATAATTATATTTGAAATCATTAATAATACTGGAAATAGTATCAATATAATTATCTAAACGACTATCTTTTTTATAAAATTTATTTCTAATTATTTCAATTACTACTTTAAATTCACAATACATATGATAAGAGTCATAATGTTTATTTACTAAAATATTCAAATCATTAGGCAATAGTATACTTTCGGAAAAATCTGTTAAATACCACATATAACCATTATAATTTATATAATATAATTTATCATATAGTTTATAACAAATATATGTATTTTTTTCTATAATTTCTTCAAAACTATAAAATATATTTTTATTATTTATATTTGTATTAATTAGTCCTGTTTTTGTATGATATGATATTGTTGCCATCAATAATTGTTTTATCATATTGATAATAATATCAACATGAAATTGTTGAATTTTTTCTTCTTTTTCAATTAAATTGAATAAATTATTATCAAAATATTGAGAAAAAGATATCGTTTTATCTTTTAATTGAACTGAATTATATAAGAAAGGTATATGAATATTATCT